ACAGCTTGTTCCATTATTTGTTTTATTTTAACAGCTTGTGATTCTGATTCAATAGAAAAATCTAATTCATCATGTATTTGTATATGGGCTAATAAACCTTCTTTATAAAGTTCTACCATAGCTTTTTTAGTCATATCTGCAGCGGATCCTTGAATTAATTTATTTAAAGCTTTGTAAGTAAATGCTCTACGCGTTGAATTTTGATACCAATAATTTTTCTTTGGTTTACCATCTTTATCAGTAATGACATTTCCTTCAAAATCTTTTAGGTGTGGACCCATTTCTTGTAGTTCTCTCATACGTTCATCATCTTCTGGTGGTACGTAATGTCCCCAATCTGCACCTCTAAGTATAGGTTCATACTTAGGGAATCTACAACGTCTACCTAATAATGTTTTTATTTGTCCTCTTGCTTCTGCAGCTTTCATAACTTTATTCATTAACTGTTTAACAAACGAAGCTTGACTATGATACTGTGTAAATAATTCTTCTGCTTTTTCTTTTGTTACTCCTAACTCTCCTTGTAATTTTGCTTTACCCATTCCATAAAATAATCCAAGATTAATTGTCTTTGCTTGTGATCTAGGTATGTTTGCCATTTCTGCAACTATTTTGTGAAAGTCTGTTGATGGATCAGATTCATATGAATCTGCAATTTTGTTTACGGATGGTAGAGAAAATTTTAAAGCATAGTGTGCAACAAGTCTTGGTTCCTGTTGCGAGTAATCAAATGTTCCCCAATTACAACCTTGTTCGGGTATAAACAATGATCGAAGGAGTGGCCCTGTTTCCGGATCCCTGGCAGGTATTTGCTGTAGATTTGGATTTGCATAACTAAATCTTCCTGTAACAGTTCCACCATCATCAGAACGTATTTGATTTATATCTGCATGGATTCTACCTTTATGTTCATGTTCTAAAATAGTATCAATAAATGTAGTTCTAACCTTGTTTATTTTTCTAGCTTCTGCTATCATATTCACTACAGGATTTTCATGATTAGAAATAAAATTTTTTGTAAATGAAGGAGAGTCAGTCTTTTCAGTACGGCTATAAGGTAGCTTCAGTTTGTCAAAAACTGTGGCGATTGATTGTGCTGCCCATATCTGAGTATCTACTCCTGTTTCTATTTTTATTTGTTGCAATAGGTTCTCTTCTTTTACTGCCAGTGCTGTTTTTAATTGATTGGCTTTGGACACGTCTACCCGCACCCCTAGGAAGCGCATATCAACTAAACAAGGAAATAGATCAGTCTCAAGATTAAATATATTTTGTAGATCATCTTCAACAATTATCTTTTTTAATTTGTGCCAAAGTTTTAGAGTTAGTTCAGCATCTTTCTCCCCGTATGCTCCAACCTCCATAGCAGGTAATCTCCACATATCTGCTTTAGGATCTAATCCTCTTTCTTTTGCAGCCTCTAATAATTTTGTTTCATTCTTGCCTTCGCTCAAATGATGCCATGACAAAGTATTGAGTGTATATGAAAATCTATTTTCATCTATAAGTGATGCTGCAATCATAGTATCTATGATTAAACCATTGATTTTTATACCTAAACTACGTATCCAACATACGTCGTACATTGCATTGTGAAATATTTTTGTAGCAGGTGATTCACAAATATCTTTAAACCACTCTAAAGTTTTCTTACGATCTAAGTTTGGCCCTTCTTCATGTGCTATAGGAAAATATCCTTTGTAACCATCTACAGCTACAGCGATACCTACAACTTCACCATTACCTCTTATTGATCCTGAACCTATCTTCTTTAAATCTGGATCTCTAGTTTCTAAGTCAATTGCTATTTCATCTGCATTCCTTAGATCAGGAAATTCAGTTGGCATTAGCCATTCAGTTTGTGGTACTATCATTATTTAATTTCTTTAATATTTCTATTATCTTATTAACATTATTTTCAGATAAGTAAAGAGCTGCCTTACATACACTTTCTAAATCGTCTCCTAATTTACCAATTCCTTGATTACAGTTATGACAAATCCATCCTCTAAACTTTCCTGTTTTATGATCATGATCTAATTGAAAACCACCATACTCTCTGTTATCTCCTCTTCTTTTTAATTCTTCTATACCTATTCCACAACAGTCACATAACTCTGGTTTTGGTGGTGCTTCATTTTTTAATATTTTTATTATGTCGTTATTTTTTTTAACACATTCTTTACAAGAACCATTTCTCTTTTCTTTTCCATATGATGCAGACCACCAATAACCAAATTTTTCTACAGGTAAATCTTTTTTACAAGTATTACAATATTTTACACCTTTCTGTGTTGGAGAGATAACATCTACATCTCCAGTAAATATGTTTAATTGTAAATCTATATCTCTCATTTTTTATTCATGTCTTTCATTTTTTTAATTTCTAATTCACAATAATGAATTATTTTTTCTAAATCTTGTATTCCATTTTTATTCAAGTATCTGCAAACGTATTTCACAACGTTTCCTTGAAAAAAGGAAAGCTCATTCTTAGAAATAAATTCATAAGGTTGAATGTGAAAGTCTTTGTAGTGACTCCCGCCAATTTGTTTATCTTGTGGAAATATATCATCAAACATTTTTTTATTTGTCATAGTGGATAGGTCTTTCTTGTTTTGGTTAGTTTTAATTTATAGAGATTATTTTTAGCACGTGTATAAGCCACATACCAAACTCTATGTTCTTCGTCAGCTTTATCTTGGCTTCGGTTCATTGATTTAATAACCTTATCACCCATATCTAAACAAAGAATTACGTTATCTTTCTCACCACCTTTTATAGCATGTATGGTAGAAAGCCAAATTCTAGCAGGTTCATCTAAATTTTCTTTATTCTCTATAAGACGTAATAAATATTCTTTATCCTCATCATCAGCTAATTTAAATGCTTGAAACCAATTTACTTTTTTATTCCATTCAACCTCTCCAGTATAACTTTTAATATCTTTTACTTCTGCTTCAGATAATTCTTTGCCTTTACACCATTCCGTATAATTATTCATAGCTTTGTACAATGTAACTTTTATACTTTTACCTCGATTGCTTTCAAAATAAAAACCTTTCTCTATTAACATATCCGAAATTTTTAAAACTTTAGATATAGTTCTAGATAGTATTAACCATTTACCCTTAGTTAAATTAACTTCATCTATATTATATATATCTTCACATTTACCTTTATAGTTTCTAGGATGATAAATCTTATGTTTCCTGATGCCTGATATATTGTCTATGGCTACCTTAGATTGCTCCTGTATAGATTTAGATATTCTTTTAGAATAGATTAATGTTTTTTCTTTAGCAGGTTCTTCTATAAATCTTTTAACATCAGCTCCTGCCCAGGCAAAGATTGCTTGATCATCGTCTCCTGCTAGATACATATCTTTAGTTTTTGTTTTTAAAACATCATAGAGTTTCCATTGTAATGGGGATAGGTCTTGAGCTTCATCAATAAAGATAACATCAAACTCTGGAATCTTTTCTGGTTTATCTGTCAACATTTTAATCATGTCATTAAAATCATATAATTGTTTTGTTGTTTTATAATTAATTAGATTCTTAGAGATATGATCTAGTGTTTTCCAATAAACATCTTTAGGGTCATGTTCTTCTAAATTAAATTCATCTTCAACGTCAACACATCGGTTAAATGCTTTCTGAATTATTTGAAAATATGGATTCTCAAAACCTAAATAAAAAGATTCATCTTTATTATAACGATCATAAAATTTTACTTGTAAGTTTAATTTCTTACCTAGTTCTTCATAATGATAAGGTTGCATAATATCATCTTGTATCATTTCTAATTTTTCAAACGCTAATGCATGTAGTGTTTTAAAATACTTTAATTTTTTATTTTCGAATGGCATTCTTTCTTTTGCTTCATCTGCAGCTTTTTTAGTAAAAGCAAAATAACCTATACGATCTAATGGTACTCCTTTCCTTGCATATGCTTTAGCTCTAGATATTAAACGATATGTTTTACCGGTGCCTGGAGGACCATAGTATTTATAAATCATACAATCTGATCTTCTCTTTCTATAGGTATAGTCTCGTTTATTTCTTCTGGTTTATCAAAAATAAATAAAGGTATTCTTGCAACTCTAATTGGTTTAAATGCATTACCATCATCATCTTTACCAGGATATCTTTTAGCTTTACCAAACATTGCTCTATTGTTTGTATCTGGATCTTCATGATTAAATAGTTCATGTGAAATCATGTAAGATGTTTTCTGTGCATCATACTTCCATTCTTCGTTTTTTAGTTTGTCATAAAATTTATCAAAAATAAACCATGCAAACTCACCTTCAACTAAAGGTCTACCACTTTCAAAAGACATGAAACTTGTTGCCTGAGCTCCGAATATATGTTTTTCTAACAATTTCTTTAATACTTCTATTGGACTTGTACCTTCTGCAGGTTCTATAATTTCTATTTTATCTTTTGAACTTATAAACTTTAACATATTATCAAACTGATCTTGTTTAATAGTAGGTGCTACAATAATTGCTTGTTCAAATAATACAGTTTTAAATTCATGTACTTGTGTTAGTTTATATGTATTTTTTAAATGTAATTGTATAGTTTCTCCTTCATCATTTTCTACAGTTACTCTCCATTCTGGGTTTGGTTTATAATTTATTTTCTGTAAATTACTTAGAGTTGGATAATTAGGTTTACCATCTGATAACACACCAAACTTTCTTTTGACACAAACTGCTTTCATACAGTTAGGTTCTAGTAATGGATCTGTACAAGTAAAACCTTTCTTCTGTTTTTCCCAACTAGATATTTTAGATTTAATGTGATCATCTGTCCAATGTTCATCAAAAGAAAAATATTTTCTGCCTGCTTGTAAAACCATTTTCTTCCAAGTATCTGGATATTTCTTTTTAGCAAATACCATGTAGTTATATAAGAATCGATCTCTACCATCACTAAATGTCATTTGTTCTTTAGTTAATTTTTGTAAACATGGTGGACCATCTTCAAATTCTTCTCCACCACCTTTTAATTCTTTATAAACTAAATCTTGTTTTATCTTTTTAAAACTTTCTGGATTAACTAAATTTAATTTAATTGTCTCTACGAATTTTTGAAAAGGCATTAATGTACCATCTACATCTAATGCTTTTCTATCATCACCATTGTATGGTAAGTTTATAAAGTTACCATTGGATATAGTTCCATCACTTGATTTTAATTGAGTTTGTTTAGGAAATATTTCTGTACCTTGTGGTAATTTAAATACAAATAATAGTTCTTCTAAAAAGTTTCTGATGTCTTTTGCTTTAACCAATCGAGTGGTGAACACATACAAATGTAATCCACCACTCTTGGATAGGACAGGGATGATTGGTAAGCTTTTATCCTGGATGACATCAAGATAAAATTTTCTATCTATTGGATATTTATCTACATCAATTGCACCAAATCTAGCTAGTCCTTCATCAGTACAAGGTTGTATTCCAATTGATCTAATTCCTTTAATATGATCTTCGTAATCTTTATCAGTAATGGGTATCTTAGCCCATTCATGTTTCCATTTTTTCTTGCCTGTTATTTCGTCAATGTATCCATCATCAACTTTACAGACACCGTAACTTCTTTGTAATCCCGTAAAATATTCTATGTAATCTTTCATATATTCCTGTCCGTTTAATTTTAAAGGTGGGCCAGTCTCCCGGCCCTTCCTTGTCTTGCAAGTATTCTCTTAGAGAATTAGATAATATCTTCAGATTTACCTTCTTCAACTTTCTCATACTTAGGTTTGCTTACCCCAGTAGATACTTGTTTCTGAAATTCTTGTGCCATCATATAGATAGCTGCATCTTTTTCATTTGATACATCCAACATTCTAACCAATGATGGTTTGTATACATGCCAAGTTTTATCTCCTGCATTTTTTTCTGCTGTTTGTAATTTAAACACTGCAGAATATGCTGCCGGTTGGAAAGAACCTTTATCATCTGTCATTCTCAAATTAGAAATCAGATCATTTAGTTTTCTAGCCGGTGTAAGATTAGATGATCTCATAGTGATCACCGCTTTTCTTGGTGCACCATCTACCATTGCAATGATGAAGAAATACATAGTCTTCTCAATATAATTACCATTTGATAATCTATATTTGATTCCTCTCATTTCTTCTTTTGCATCTGCAGGTGGTGTTAGATGTGTTCCAACAGGTGCTGATGGACTATCTCCCATCTCTTGCCATTCTGGATATCTAGTTTGTGTATGTGCTACAATCACATCTAGACCCTTGTTACCATCAATTGGAGTTCCAAAACTATTGGAATAGATCATTCCAGGTTCTGCTCCAGAAACGTGTTTAGCACTTCTTGAGTTACACTCCGGTGATAGTTGATGTAAGATTTTCAGAATCGGTGTTGATACGTCTTCTGATTTTATTTCCTCTGCACCTTTGCCTGAATCAGCTCTAAGGTTTAGAGATGCTAGTGCACCTGCACTATTTTTTTTAACGACTTGTTTGTCCATACTATTTACTCCTTTATTAGTTTAGTATTTTATTAGTTTATTTTTTATTTGTAATGCTTGTACGATTTCCGTCCAATACATTAAACAGATCAGCGGGAATTTCTTTTCCATTTTCTTTCCATTCACGCATCACTGCTGAGAGTCGAGAGTGGTGAACACTTTCCTTTTGAGAAGGTTCATAGCCACTCTCCCTCGCAAGGGTAGCATAAGCCATAGCCTTGTTATCTTCGCCTTGACCAAATGTTACTGTAACATTATTATCTACAATATCACCTAGTCCATTGTTTCGAAGCCATTGTATCACTTCCAACTTTTTATCTGCTTTAGCGGAAGCAAAAAACTTTTTACCAATAGATAGTTCTGAACCATCTTTTAGTTTTACAGTTTTTAAATTTTGTTTTTCCATAATCTCTGGAATTACATGTTCTGATAAATATCTTTCTTGCTCTTTTAATTCTTTAGTTTTTATTTCAGATGCTAATATCTGTGCACCAATAGATTTAAATTGTTCGATCGCTTCTGATAATTCATTAACATTTAAATTATCTGTTTGATCAGGTGCATCCTGTCTCAAATTTATATTCATAATATTTCCTTTCGTAAAAGGTATATATAGGAGAATTTTATATTGTCAACTAGTTTTGAAAAA